GTTGCACCTTATGATCCAGACGCACCTGCAAGGCTAGACGAGCCACCAAAGCAGGGCATCACTTGCAGTGCTTACAAACCTGCAAGCGATCTCAACTCCTATGACGTGCGCGACGTGGTGACAGTGTGCGACAGGAAGCATCTTGCCCCTGCCCTTGGTGCAATCATCAGCCGTCTGCATGACGAACTGGAGGTGGCATCATGAGCAACGCAATCAAACTTAAAGGCTTCAAGGAAGAAGTGACTTCCGTCAATCTGTGTCCGTCTTGGGGGTCGATCGCAGAGATCTGCATCATGGTCTTGGAAAACCCCAAGGCCTCCGCACAGGCGACATTATACGCAAAAGAAGAGATACGCCACATGGCAAAGATAGCGGCTCAAGCAGTCGCGGAACAGGAGAAGAGATCATGAGAATTAAGTTAGATTATTACCAAGTCATGGACGCAATAGAAACCTACGTCAAAGACAACTTAAAAAGTGAGGTGTGTTTTGATGATCGATATACAGAGTTTCATGCCGAAACTATGAACCCTGTTCGTGAAAAAAAGAAACACAAGAACGGTAAAGTCATCAAGAATGAACACGGCTACGAACAGTGGGAAATCGTGGGCTACGAAAACAACAACGTCCACTTTGACGAAAATAGCGACTTTGAAATTTTTATTGAGCCAAAGTTGTTTAACGAGGAGGAAGCATCATGACTTATGACTTTTTAACTTTCGTTTACGATGAGCAGCATAGGCTTTGGGGTACTACTGAGGACCACCGCGTGAAGTCAGTCAGGAAAGCGGAGAAGTTTGCTAACTTCCAAGACTACGGAGGTCGTCCGTTGGACGACTTCAAGCCTCGCAACATCCACGACTTCTTTGACTACCTCGAGAGCGAGGGCTTCAAAAATAGCACAATCAACCGATACGCCGCTATGCTAATTCGTGTGTTCGATCACGCAAAAGACGAAGAGCACATATCACATGTTCCTAAGTTTACTTGGAAAGAGGAGGACGCCAACGCTCGTCCCCTCTACTACACGGAGCGGCAACTTGAGAAAATGGAGGAGTACCACAGAAACACGGCAGACTGGGCCATAGAGCATTTGATTGTAATCGGGCATCAGACAGGAATGCGACTTGGTGAGATCCTGTCAGTGAACCTCCACAGTATTGAAAAAGACGACAAGGGCAACGACTGGATCTACCTTCCAAAGACCAAGAATGGTAAGGATAGAGCCGTGCCAGTCAACGAGATAACTTATAAGGCGTTAGCGGCTCTCGACTTCCTTCCGGCTCGTCACTTCGAGCACACGCGATTCTATCGAGCGTGGGGTCGCATGAGGCGCGACTTGCTGCATAATGACCCTCGCTACTGTTTTCATACGTTACGTCACACTGCCGCCACAAAGATGGCTAATGACCTCAAGGTCAACTCAACCGTCATTGGTATGATGTTGGGGCACAAGAGCGAAAAGACGACAGCAAAGTACATCAAGGCCAAGCCGTCAGCGCTAATCGAGATCGCGGCTCAAATGTCTGGGGGTACACAGTGACTACGCACTATACAAATTTTAGAGAAACAGTAAGGTAAAGGAAGGAGAGACAAATGAGACATTTGACAAAAGTCACTGATAAAGAACTCACGAATGCTTCCGACATCTTGAGACTACAGTACGCAAGGAACGTAGCATTGCTTGAAGTCGAATTGAACAAAGGACTTCCAAAGGCAAAGGACGAGAAACTCGAGCAACTGTTAAATTACTCTTCGTCTACTGTTAACAGGAGAAACTTTTTACTTCATTGCATCGTAGCAAAGATCGATAATGCCTACATAACAGTGGGTGATACTAGAAAGCTAGTAGTCGTCAGTCGAGCAGGAATGGACGTCATGATCAACGAGTGTGAGGAAGCAGGATGGATAAGTGTAAAACGAAACAAACAGGGCCACAGAAGGCTACAAGGCACTGATTTGGCAGTCAGATCGATGCTTCACTACTCAGACCATTTAGCTAAATTGGTGCAAAAGTACGACACCAATACGCTAGTTTATTCTATCGGACACTTAGAGCAAGCGAAGTTTCTTTTAGATACTAAGTAGGCACTACGAGGCAGCAACAGCGCCTATCTAAAGGGCGTGGACTTCATGCAGGCAAATAAACCAAGTTCTTCAGACCAACAGGGGTGAACACTATAACATAAGTTAGAGACTGGTCAGTCGAGGCGTACCCCAGATTGACACTGCTCGAGGCGTTGGAACGCCTTATGGCCCCCTCTTAGAAGGACGAGAGGAAGAGCAAGATGACTATAGATACTAACAGAGCCTATGAGACCTCTATGAGGGACTTAGGAAACCAAAGATACAAAGACAAACATGAAGGGACCGAGGATGTCGCTGACAGCCCCCACCACTTCAACCAACTAAAACAAGCGTTACCTAGAGTTACTGAAGGTATCGAAAAGGCACTTAAAGAGGGCCGTAAATCTAAAGGTCGCATACCGACTTGGGTCGAAGAGTTGTCTACAGTCGATGCAGACATTTTAGCCTACATTGGCCTAATGTGTTCGTTTAATGGGGTGTTGAAGGTCTCCACAGTCACTCAAGTCACTCAAACCATGGGTGAACTTATCGAGAAAGAGTTGCTCAAGAATGAGTTGCTATGGCACGACAAACAGGAACATCAGACGGCTATAGACACGGCATCGAAGGCCGGACTAGAGCGTCCGACACCGCGCAACACAAACAAGCGTATAATCAATCAGGTCACTACAGCGCATACGTCACCTAAGTATCGAATGAAGGCTCTTCGCATCATCGCGGAGAAGAACGGCTTTCGCTCGATGAACTTTGGTATCGCAAAGACCAGAGCCGAGCGCCAGTCCATCAAGGAGCGGAGGACCAAACTTGCGGCTCCTGTTCTGTCGATTGTGCTCGAGTGTTCTCATGTGTTTGATAAGTCGTTGGAGGTTGAAGGGAAGAACAATACGATGCTTCGGCTAAAGTTTACAGAAGCCACCGAAAAGCAACTTGAGAAGTCAGAGAAGTACCTAAGTTGGATGGCTCCAATCTTTAAGCCAATGCTTGCAGAACCAAAGCCTTGGACAGACTTTGACACTGGCTCCTATCACGACGACTTTCTTTCTAGTTGTGTGAAGTTGGTCAGGTCAGCCACTATCGAGCAAGAGAACACAATCCGACATCAGTTTACAAAAGGCACTCCCGACTATGTCCGTGCAGTCAACGCACTGCAAGCCACACCACTATCGATTAACACGGACGTACTCGAGATCGTGCAATGGTGTTGGGACGAGCGTAAACAGTTGGGCAAGTTTCCAACGCAAGATCTACCAGAGCGACCACGGATGCCGGAGAACTGGCAAGACTTAGAGCCGCAAGTCATCGCGGAGATCAAAGCCGACATCAGGCGACATCAGAAACTGGTCACTCAAGTCAAAGGTTCAGCCGAGGTCATGAGACAAGATCTACAGACGGCCCATGAACTGGCTGTACATGACAAGTGGTTTTTACCAATGAACCTAGATTTTCGAGGTAGAATATATGCAATACCCTCGTTTAATTACTTCCGCGACGATCACATTAAGGCGCTGTTTACTTACTACCGTGGCTACAAAGTTGAGGGCAACAATGCGTATTGGCTCATGATCCACCTCGCCAACTGTGGAGACTTCGACAAGATCTCAAAGGCTCCCCTCGATGAGCGTGTCGAGTGGGTGCAAAACAACCACGACAACATTCTTTCAATAGCAAAGGACTATAAGCAATCTTATGACTTTTGGAGTTCAGCCGACAAACCTTTTGCCTTTGTCGCAGCCGCTCTCGAATATGCTCGATGGGTTGAGGAAGGTGAAGACTTCGTCTGCTATGTTCCTATTAGCATGGACGGCACTAACTCTGGTGTTCAGCATTACTCATGCCTCAATCTCTCACAACGTGAAGGAGCCTTGGTCAACCTTGTACCGTCAGCGTCCGTGGCAGACATCTATGCCAGTAACGCAGAAAACGTCACCGAGATTCTCGA